GGGTGACAACCAGTGGCACGCAAACCCTTAGTAGAACCCTTAAAGAAACAGGGGGCAAAACAGCACCCAAACCAGTCAAGGAAAATGGGACCAGAATCTCTGATTCTTTCAAACCCTCTAAGCAATCCTGGGACCTCATGGCTGAGCATTTCCCTTGGGTTGATTTGAAGTTAGAGACCCACGCATTTATGGACCACTGGAACAGCACCACGAAAGCCGCCACAAAAAAGAACTGGGACCTCACTTGGAAAAACTGGATTAGGCAAGAGGCGAAATGGTCAAAGGGCAAGCAAGAGGCACCAGTCAAAAAGCATAAGTTCACAGGGGGCAACTAATGAATCCTGAGATTGCAATCCTTGGGAGCATTTTGCTATCGAAAGGACAGGCCCTTGATGAACTCAACCTGGTGCCTGAGGACTTCAATGACCTAAAGCTGGGCAGGGTCTATCAGGCGCTGTGCGACATGAGGAACAAGCACCAGGCCATTGATGCCCTGACCGTTGCCGCAAAGCTCCCAAACCATTCTGAGGATGTCCACACCTGGCAACATGAGAGCATCACCGCTGAGAATGTCAGCTTCTATGCTCAGATTGTGCGTGATGAATCCATCAGGCGTGACCTCAGAAACACAGGTCACAGCATTGTGGCCAGGTCACCAGCTGAGGATTTGGATGCTGTCATTGATGAAGCCCGCCGCAACCTGGGCAAGCTTGCTGAGAGCAGGACCACTGGAAAAATTGAGTATGTCAAGCATTTAGCTTTAGGTCACCTGGATGTTCTAGCCACTCCTAGGACCTACCTGAAAAGCCCTTGGGATGCACTCAACACCGCCATTGGTGGATTCCGCCCTGGCGCAATGTATGTGATTGGGGCTCGCCCTGGTGTGGGTAAGACCGTGGTTGGATTACAAGCCGCCTATCACCTCAGCAAAGAGGGCCCAGTGTCATTCCACAGCCTAGAAATGTCCAAGACAGAGCTGCTGACCAGGATGTATGCAATGACCTCCAGCGTTTATCTGGGCAACCTAGAAAAAGGCACCCTGTCTGACTTTGATTGGAAAGCCCTGAACAAGGCCAAGGATGAACTTGGTGAGTCGAACCTGGCGATTATTGACAAGGGCACACAGACCATCAATGACATCAGGGCACACGCTAGGACCCTCCAGCAAAACGGTGGCCTCAGGGCCATAGTGATTGACTACCTGGGGCTAATCCATGACACCATTCCAGGCCGCAAAAGGTATGAATCAATCAGTGATTTTTCAATGAGCCTCAAGGCTCTGGCCAGAGACTTTGAGGTCCCTGTGATTGCACTTGCTCAGCTGAACAGGCAAAGTGAATCAAGGCAAGACAAGGCCCCAGCGCTATCTGACCTCAGGGATTCTGGAGCGATTGAGCAGGATGCTGATGTGGTGATTTTGCTCAGGCGTGAGAGGTCTGACACTGATGCCGAGTTTGAGCAGACTAGAATGATTATGGATGTGGCAAAGAATCGCCACGGCATAACTGGCGAGATGGACCTAGTGTTCAACGGCGGTTGTGCTAGGGTGGAAAATCCTGGGCGAAAAGTCTAGGAACGGAATAATAAAGAGAGGCCGAAATGGCTAAGATACAGATTCAAAATGGAACGGTTGAGCGCTTGATTACTGACAAGGGAATCTTTGTCACTACATCATTCAAAGATAAAGAGGGCACAGACCGCAAAGAGAAATTCACTATCTGGGAACAACCCGCTGGGATAAAAGTTGGCGCTATTGTCAATGTCAGTGGAAACCTGTCAGTGCGTGTTGAGGAATTTGAGGGTGATAACGGTCAAGTCCGTTATGCCGCAATTCATGTCAACAATCCAAAGATTGAAACAGTCGCTAGTGATGACATGCCATTCTGATGGCCGCTCTAGCTTATACATTGGTGTTTGCCATTTTTCTTGGCTTACTGGCCGCTGATGCAAGCAACATTTTTCTCCAGGGCGGGGCATACCTTTTGTGTGCGTGGCTTTTTGTGACTTCGATAGTCCTAGCTGTGAGGCAGGGGAAAAAATAACAACCAAGCAAAGCATGGAGCTCTGGGTTGGTGGGATAGAACCCGCCCCCCAGGGTTCCAAGCGTTATGTGGGTGGCAACCACGCCAGCGGTGGCAGGTTCATAGAGGCCAGCAAGAAACTAGCCCCATTCCGTGAGGGCATTGCCGCCGCCGTAAAAATCTACCTAGAGCAACACCCAGACTTCCAGATGTTCACTGAACCCGTAAAGGTCACAGCAACATTTGTCATGCCAAGACCCAAGACGGTCAAGCGCCTTTGGCCATCCGTAGCTCCAGATTGTGACAAGCTCCAGCGAAGTTTAGGCGATTCAATTAGCTTAGAAAAGTATGGCCAGCTGATGACTGATGATGCTTTGATTGTCCAGTGGGAGGCCCAAAAGGTTTACGGGGACCCAGGTGAAATGGGGGTTCATTTCAAGATTGAGCCCGCTGACATTCCCTGGCACCTTGGCTAATTAGACACGCCCAATAAATAAACTTGCACAATCATGCACAAGTCATGCTAGAGTCTGAACAAGAGCAAAACCAAGGCACATGAAAGGGCCCGAAATGACCACCACAGAGACAACCACAAAGCTAAGCATCCAGACTGTATCAGGACTGATTCGCAGGACCCCTGGGATTCAAAAATCTCATAAATACACACAGGCCAATTCTCGCAGTGTTCGTTCCAATGGTGTCTATGTTTACAAGAACTACCAAAGCGAAATTGTTGTTGGCTTTGAGCACGGTGGCTACAAGCACCTCATTGACATTGCTGGTGAGCAGCTTCACAGGTTTCAAAACTTTGCCACAGGACTTGGGTTTGAATTTACACCTGTTCAGGGCACCAGGTTTGAGTTTATTGTCACCAGGGTCTCATAATCCGACACACCCGCCACAATAAAACTTGCACAATCATGCACCAGTCATGCTAAGGTCATAACAAGAGATACAAACAGGCACATGAAAGGGCCCGAAATGAGCAAAGCAACAGAGGCAAAACTAGCTGGAATTTATTTTGCAATAGAGGGGCTACAAAACCGTTTGGATGGGGACATCACAGACATTGCGGAGCGCAAAGCCCACGAACTTGAAATCAACAGACTGGTTGCTCAAATGCAAAAAATCAAAGCTAAGGCCGCCGCCTAATGACCAAAGACACCAGACAGTTCCTGTCACTAATCACACTGGGCCTAATCGGCCTGGTGCTGGTCCTCACAGAGTCACACCGCCACCTAATTGCTTGGGCATGGCCTTTTATTGTTTCATTTAACAACACCTACATAGCGTTTTAGGAAAGGTAACCATGTTCACAGAGCTCAGGTATAAAATCGCAGACCGCTTGTTCACCACTGAGTTGGATGAAGCTTTCAACTCAGGGTATAGGCACGGCAAAAGCATCCAAGCCTCACAGCTGAGGGTAATGATGGAATACAAGAAAAATAGAGAGCGTGAACTGGGAATGACCAAGACTCAAGCCCTTGGCTATGACCGCTGTTTGGAGGTTGTAACAGATGCAATCAAGTAAGTCAGTCCCAGCAGATGTGGCCGCCCAGCACTATGTGGAGGGCTTAGAGCGTGGCAAAAACGCTGAGCGTGACAGAGTGCTCAGGATAATTATGAGCGAACTCCAGACCACCGTGAACATTGCCCAAGCCAACGGCACCACTAAGACACGGGAACACGCCGCTGTCCAGGTAAAGCTGGGGCTACTTTACGAAATGGTCAAGTGATGGATGACCCAGTGAACCACCCAGCGCACTACACCAGTCACCCAAGCGGGGTTGAGGCCATTGACATAACCAGGCACATGAATTTCAACCTGGGCAATGCGGTCAAATACATTTGGCGGGCAGGGCTCAAAGGGGACAGCATTGAGGACCTCCAAAAGGCCCGTTTTTACATCAGTGATGAACTGGAAAGGCTCAGCAATGACTAGGGCCTGTGTTATAAGCCACAAGAGCCCCATGGAGGCCAATTATGGTTTGCTGTGTGCAATGTGTTATGACGGCCTTAGAAGTGCCCTACAAGGGGCCCCAAATGCGTTACAGCATCTGAGGGAAATCTATGTGATGCGCTCTCCCATGGAACTGGATACACCCAAGCCGCTGAAAAAAGACCCACCAGCCCCTTTCAACCTTGATGCCTGGCAACTGGCTGAGGACATGTGGCAAGCCCTCACAGGTGGTTACATTCCAGTGAAGTGGAATCACATCCAGGTTTATGGAAAGGCCAAAGAGGTCTGCCAAGCGCTTCACCAGGACATTGACAACCTAGTCAACCGCAAAGAGGTCATTTATCTGATGCCCCTAGTGAAAACACTTGGCCAAGCGCTCTACCGCTACCCGCTGGAGGAAAAATCAAGAACCACATTGCTCCCGTGCCCAAGCTGTAACCTAAAAACCGTTTACAGCCCCCCATCTGAGTTTGGTGATGACCTCCAGGTCAAGTGCCACAGTTGCGGATTCGTCATCCCGCCAGAAAAGATGGCATTTTACGCCAACCTGGCTGAGAGAGAGAGGGTCTGATGATGGACTTGCAAGCAACATCACACGCTGACAGGGTTAGGGAAAACTATCGCAAACAAGGTGAACAGAGAATGATTGACCTACTTTTGGACAGGATAAATGAGAACCCAAGCCTGACCACTGATTACATGCAATACCTACTTGAGAGCCTAAAAAAATGACAACCCCATACTTCCAAAATGACCTGGTGACCCTTTACCACGGCGATTGCCTAGAAATAACTGAGTGGCTTGAGGCTGATGTGCTAATTACTGACCCCCCCTATGGGATGGCCTACAAATCTGGCCGCCGCAAAGATTTGAGCCCAATTATCGGTGATAAAGATTTGAATGTTAGAGACGCTTCCCTCAAAAAGTGGGCAGACCTACCCGCCCTAGTCTTTGGAACTTGGAAAGTAGAAAGGCCAGAGAATGTAAAACAGCTAATTGTCTGGGACAAGAGAGGTGGTGCTGGATTTTCTGGGGACTTAAAAATGCCCTGGGCTGACATAACAGAGGAAATTTATGTCTTTGGTAATGGGTGGCTAGGCCCAAGGGTTCCAGCAATTTATTCCGTCCCAACCATTCCCAACGCCAATAGGCCCGACCACCCAACTCCAAAGCCAGTGGGATTGATGACCGCCTTGCTTCGCCATGTTCCAGACAGCTGGGTGATTGCCGACCCTTTCGCAGGTTCAGGTCCAACTCTCATGGCGGCTCGCAATCTAGGCCGTAAATCAATCGGGGTGGAGCTAGAGGAAAAGTATTGTGAACTCATAGCCAGCCGCCTCAGCCAGGATGCCTTTGATTTTGGAGGCATCTGATGCCCAACTACCTATTTGGGTGCAAAACATGCCCAATAACCATCACAATCAATAGCCCCATGGACCAGGTAAAGGTTCCAGGGTGCCTAAATTGCATGACACCAATGACCAGGGACTATTCATTCTCTGATGTCCACTTCAAGGGCCAGGGATTCTATTCAAAGGACAAAAATGATTGACATCAATGAAGTCCACATTGAAAGCTGTTTGACAACAATGAGCAAAATGTCAGATGGGCTCATTGACCTGACGGTCACCTCTCCACCCTACGATAACCTGAGAGAATACAATGGCTATTCTTTTGATTTTGAGGCAATAGCGGCAGAGCTTTATCGGGTCACCAAAGTTGGCGGTGTGGTTGTTTGGGTTGTTGGGGACAGCACTGTCAATGGGTCTGAAAGCGGGACCAGTTTTCGCCAGGCTTTGCACTTCAAAGAAATTGGCTTCAATCTTCACGACACAATGATTTATCAAAAGCATAACTTTTCAAACCCAAGCGTAAACAGATACCACCAGATTTTTGAATTTATGTTCATTTTTAGCAAGGGGAACCCACGCAGATTCAACCCAATCAAAGACAGGGCCAATGTGGAGGCCAATAAAGTTGGAAGCTGGGGCAAGAACACGAACAGACAGGCAGATGGCTCATTTACGGAAAGGCCCCAAAAAATAAACACTAAATTTGGTATGCGCTATAACATTTGGCGCATAAAAACAGAAATGCGCCCAGTGCACCCAGCACAATTTCCAGAATCACTGGCTAATGACCAAATACTCAGTTGGAGCAATGAGAGGGATGTTGTTTATGACCCTTTTATGGGCTCTGGCACAACCGCAAAAATGGCGATTCTCAATAATCGCAATTACATAGGCAGTGAAATAAGCCAAGATTACCTCCCAATAATACAAAAAAGGCTAGAGCCTTACATTGAAAAAGGACAAAAATGATTGACATGAAAGACATGAGCGGCAAAATCCTCTGGACAAAAGGGCGTGAGGCTGGCATTGAGGCAGAGCGTGAGCGCATTATCGCTTTGCTTCAAGCAGACATCTGTCCCGACTGGGCAACTCAGATTTTTTATTGCTGTGACGGGGCTTGCTCTGCTTACAGCGATGCAATCGCACTCATCAAGCGCAGTGCCAAGTCCAGGTTGACGGTGCACTAATGACTGACATGAGAGACATAAGCGACAAAATACTTTGGACTAAAGGCCGTGAGACTGGCATTGAGGTAGAGCGTGAGCGCATAAGCAAAATGGCTGAGGCCCGCATTTGTTTTGACTTTCAAGGGTCTGGCAAGTGTGACCATTCGGTCTGCTACGGCATGGCAGAGCTAATTATAACAATTAGAGAGGCACAAGTTGGCTGATGAAAGCAACGACAGCAACAAGCTTTATTGGACACTGGGCTATGAAGCTGGAATTGAGCTAGAGCGTGAGCGCATCATCAGAGTGTTTCAAGCCAGGGAAGCTAACAGAACCATCATGGAAGCCCTCGAATACCCTTACACGGCACAAGAACTAGAAGCAACAATCAGGGAGGGTCAAGATGACTAAGGAAACAAGGTCAGAGATTATGACTAAGAAAACACGGTCAAGGATTGGCAGGGAAGTCAGTGCATACTTCGCACCCAATTACCACTTATGTCAGAACTATGCTGAAAACGCTAGTTTCCTGACAGTCCACAATAGGGGACTGTGAACGTTACTACACTACTTTTTTCACCCTCGCCAGACTACCTTTTACACCTACAGGAAAGGAACCAAATGACCAAAGCACTCACGGTTGATGAAGCCGCTCAGGTAATCAACAAATCACGCCGCACAATTTACAACTGGATTCACTGGGGGGCCCTAAGCTATACCAGCCGATACATAGACTCAGATGAACTGTTCAAGGCTGAGGCCCTGATGAACTCCAGGCTAGGCAGACCCCGCAAAAACCTTTCAAATGATGCACAGGGGGCATGATACAATGTTAGAGGGATTGAAAGCTCCAGTTAAAACTAAACTTTGCGCCCTAGCGGCCAGGCGGTTAGACCTATCGGATTCAGACCAAGAAATGTTAGACAATGCATTGGCAGACACCACTTGGGCCTCACATTCGCTGTATTTTGCCCTAAAAGAGCTTGGTTTCCATGTCAGTAAAGACCTGATTGGGCACCATAGGAACGGGGTATGCAAATGCTTCAAAATCTAAACACGGCCAAAAAGCTAATCAACTCAACCTTTGGGGCCCCGTCACTTGAAATAAACGGCTCAGAGGGCTCAGCTGTCACCCCAGGCTTAGTTGACGGCCAGGACTACAGCGCATGGCTTGAGGATGCTGGGATTGACCCCACAGGCATAGAGCTCACCGCCCCAGCCCGCATAAGCCGCTGGCAGGTGTATGACGAAACCTGGCGCACAGCCTACAAATTCTCATTCAGAGTGCTCAACGGCCCTGAACTTGACTTGCCTCTGCTTTACAGCGAGGCCAAAAAGACCAAACCACCCAAGCCGCTGAAAAAACAACTCACAGACAAAGCCTTGGTCATCCTTTGGTCAGACTTACAGGTTGGCAAGGTGGCCAGCCGTGGAGGCACCGCTGAGCTATTGCAAAGGGTAAGCGACACTAGGGCCAGAATCATTGCCAATGTAAAGCAAGAGCGACCCTCCAGAATTGTGTTCTGTGATGTTGGTGACCTCATTGAGGGATTTTCCAGCACCGCAGACATGCACCAACTCGCAACAAATGACCTTTCCATAATGAGTCAAATTGATGTGAGCACCACAATCATGTGGGACACCCTCAAAGCCCTCTCAGAGCACTGTGATGACATAGCTTATTTGACCGTTGGTTCAAACCATTGTCAATGGCGTGTAAATAAACAGAAAATCGGCACAGGCCTTGATGACTGGGGTGTCCATGTGGGGCGCACATTAGCCAGGCTAAGTCAAGAGGTTGGCCTCCCAATCAAGTTCTATGAACCAAATGAGTGGGATGAAAGCCTGGTCCATGATGTGTTTGGTGACAATTTTCACCGCTTAGGGCTGTTTCACGGCCACCAGGCGGCCAGACCTGACGGAATCCCAGGTTGGATTTCCAAGCAAATGATGGGTAACCAAGCCATTTCAGGGGCCACGCTGTATGCCACGGGGCATTTTCACCATTTGCAGGTCCGTGAGGTCGGAAATACCGAGCGCAATACCTCCAGATACTGGGTTCAGGCCAAAACTATGGACTCTGGCTCAGACTGGTACCGCAACTCAGGTGGCATGGGTGATTCAGACTGTGGTGTTGTATGCATCCCGCTGGAAAAGGGAAAAGAGTTTCAAGGAACGGTGCTGGTGTTCTGATGAGAGCTCAGGGCTACTTCCCAGACTTTGACATGGATTTGTCTGACGGGCTAAAGGGTGAGGACTATGTGCACTCAGCCCTAAGCAATTTGGCCACCATAGAGGTCAAGACAGACAGGCGAGCACACGAAACTGGCAACCTATACATAGAGGTCTATCAATTCAGCTACCCAGACCAGTCAGACAAACGGCCATCAGGGCTGTCAACCTCCAGAGCCAAGCACTGGGTCTTTACTACTCCAGGGCTCAAGGGCTTCATTGTCATCCAGGCAGAGGTGCTGAAAGACCTAATCAGGGCTAATTCTTACAAAAGAGTGATGCAACCGATAGCAAACGCCAAGACCAACGGCTCCATAGGCATTTTGGTCCCTATCAGCGACATCAAAAAGGCTATAGGTTTCTGATGACCCCCCCCTCTACACACAACTGGGATTCAAGCCGCCGAAGAAAAGACCCCCCAGGCTGGGCGGCAATCAGGCAAGTGGTTATCAAGAGAGCCATGAGTGTCTGTCAGCACCTCCCCCAGGGTGGCCAAGCATCAGAGCGGTGCCACTTACAAGGCACAGAGGTTGACCACATTGTGAACCTAGCCCAGGGTGGGAGCGAATCCCTGGACAACCTCCAACTGTTATGTGCTTGGCACCATAAGCGAAAGACAGCCCTGGAGGCATCAGCTAACCGCCCCCGCCTTACTGAGCGGCACCCAGGCGAGAAACACCCAGGATTTATCAATGACTAATAGTGCCCTTGTTTACACCCCTATAAATAGGCCCTTTTTGGCCCCTTTTTACCCCATACGGGTGCGGATTCACCCCTGGGCAGGGACCCCCCACCCCCCCCTGGAGTCGGGCGG